GGTATTGTTTTACCTCTGTATTTGCCATACTTGTATCTGTGCTTTGCTCTGTGTCTCATGGTGTATATTCCTCGTATTTGAATGCTCCTATTCTGTTTGCTTCATACTTAGCATATAGGTCTATTTCTTTTTCTGTGGGCATAGTCCACGTTTTGTTTACTTTGCCAATATCCATATTGATTGCGTTTACGTTATCTTGGCTTGTTCTTTTATACCAATAAAATGTGTAAGTTTTAGTCTTCATTGTTTTCATCGTCTACATATACTCCATTTACTTTTAGTTTATAGGTGCGTTTGGTCTTTTTGGAAAAGTCAATCTTATCAAAGTTGTCTTTGTATTCTTGTGTATGTGTTCCTGGTCTTGGTGCTGATCCTTTGCCACCGTGCCAACTTGTGCTGTTGAACAAACTTTTCTCTCCTTCACTGTGGCTTTTCAATGCCTTCAATTTGGGTGATTTGTCTATAATCTTTCTTGCTTGTTTTCTCATATCATCACTCATTATAATCTCCTTTTTGAATGTGCATATCCTTTGCCTAAATCACGTTTTATGCCAAAGTTTTGATACACTAGGTATCCTACAGCATCAGCGGCGTGGTCCAGTATGTTGTCTTTATCTGGTATTCTAGTGCCTTCTTTGTAACTCATTTTGATAAACATTTCTCTTATTTTTGAACATTTAGGATCTATCAATAAGTTGCGTTCACCTTTTGCATTACATAACAAACTATTTACTGCATTTATTCTGTCTAACACTGGAGGATTGGTTTTGCCAACCACCAACTTGAATCCATTGTTAGCCAATATAATGTGGTCTGATTGATTACTGTTTGTGCTTCTGTGACTGCCACTTGCATCAGGGTAACATACATAGTTTCTGTTTGGATAACGTGTTTTTATTTCCTGTATCATTTCATAAGTGTTTGATTGGTATATTTCTATGAAGTCTATGATTTGCAATTTGTTACCATCAATATAACTTATAACAGCACTCATTGGTGAATTGTTGAAGTCCATGCCTATGTGTAGTGTGCGTAACTGTTCTATGGGGAATGTGTTGGGTTGCATGTTGTCTTCTGTGAATGTGTGATATATGATACCTGAATAGTCTTGAAACTCTGCTAGAAACTCTTGTGCAAACTCTCTTTCATCAAGGTCACGTTTGGCACTTTCTATTTCTTCTTCTGTGATCCAACCGCCTTCTATTGTTTTGTAAACATGACTGTTCCATTCTTGTTCTGCACCACTTCTCACAAACAAGTCATAAAACCAATTGCCTTTTCCTTTTGGTGTTCCTATAAACAATGCATGTCCATTGCTGTCTGCTAACATAGGTCTGCATATAGTAGTCCAAACATCCGGGTGTAAGTCTGCACACTCATCCATAACAATAAAGTCATATCTTGATCCACGTAATGCTTCTCTGTTGTCAGCACTTCTAATGAATATCTTTGAATCATTGCGTAATGTTATAGTGAGTTCACTTTTGTTTACGTCTTTTATCCAGTTTTTGGCATACAGTCTATCCAACAATTCATCTAGTATAACTGTTTTTGCCTGTCTGTATGTTGAATATAGTGCTAACACTCTCTGTTTGGGCTTTACACTGAACTTTGCCAGTTCATTAATGGCTAACATGCTTTTGCCAAAACGTCTACCAGCAACTACTATTCTGAATCTAGTAGCATCATTGCTGATTACTTGCTGTGGCTTGCTCAGTTTCAATCTACGTGTCTCCACGTTTTTCTAATAATGATATCTCTGATACATCCTGGTGATACACCATAGTCTTGTGCAAGATTGGCAAGTCCATTTGTTTCACTTTGTTTTTGATATCTACTTCTGATGTCTGTGATGTCTGTTTCTGTGAGTTTGCTCATTCTGTGTTTTGAACCTACAACTATTTTGCCTTCAATTGCCATTTTGTCAAATACTTCTTGATGACTGAACAGTTTTAGATGTTTTGGATTGCAACAACGTTTGTTGCCACATTTGTTTGTTATGCGTAGATTCCCTGGTATTTTGTGTGTGTTCAGTTTGCCATCTCTATGCACATAAGCAAAACGTGAACTTCTGTGATATGTTCCCCCGGCGGCAAACAAGCCATAACCTTTGGTCTTTGCTCTTAGCCATTCCCAACATTCATCCTCGCCTTTGATATCAACGTGTCCCCAAAATCTGTCTACGTCTTTTTGTGTTATTGGTTTCTTTTGTCTTTTGTATTTGTTCATTGTCTACTCTTCGTCCCATTTGTTTGTGTCCCATGGGTGAGGTTTTATCTTAGTTCCTTTGGGCAACCATACTTCATTTTCACTATCCCAATAGTGTCCGGCAGGTTCTGGCTTTGCTTTCATTTTGTCAAACATCTTTCTTACTGCGTATGCTTCTGGATCTAATGCTTCTTCCAATTGTTCATCAATTGCTTTCTTGATTGCTTCATAATCTTCTGGATCATTGCTTTTGAATTGTGTCATTTTCATCTTGGCAAGTGTCTCCATGTTTTGTTCATGTGTATTGCTTGTATAGTGCTGGGTGATATGTTCAATATCTCTGCCATTCTGTTTTGTGTGATTATGTAATGGTTTTCAATAATCCATTCTGCTTGTTTTTGTGTGATTGTAGCATTGTAGTTGTCCTCTCCTACCATACGTGGAGGCTTTACATATCTACCTTTTTCTATACAGTCTCTGATATTGTCTTGAACTGTGCCTAACCACAAATGGTCTGGATTTACACATTGTCTATAACTTATGTCATTGTTTTCATAGTTACAGTCACAGTTGTGTAATACTGAATAATCATTGAACTTGTCTTCAGTGAACTTGCCACTTATCAATGCACTAAATCTATGTGCTGTGATGTAACGTAACACTTTGTCACCATTAGCATCTTCATATCTATACCACCAGTTTTTATAGCCATTGTTTTGCACATTGCCCTTTAAGAATATACATCCATTAGGCATGTGTTCACATCTTTCATGAAACTTTTGTATGTAATGGTCTGATATATTACAGAGGTGGTGTGGTTGGCCTTGTATTCCTGGCTTTTTGCATAACTTCTTTTTGGTCATGCTACACGTTTAAAGTTGTCTGCTCTAATTTTTCTTTGTTGATTTCACTTCCATAACCTACTAGCAACATGCAAAATGTTACTGGCAAGAACCACAAGTTGAGTAGTCCTAACATGTGACCCCATATCATGCTCACAGCAGTTAAACTGAACACATTTAATGGTCCACATATTCTGTTTTTTTGAAATTCTGAAATATCTTTAATTTTTGGTGTGCTTATCTTCATATCTTTTTTCCTTATATTGTTTGTGAAAAAGTGCCTGACTGAAACGCATACTCAAGTGCACCTCCTCTCTCCTACCTCTGGGGGTCAGTGCTTCTGCGCCAGCCAGGTCTTACCTCACAAACTTATTCTTCATTTTTTTCTGTCCATGGTAGCATGGTATCTTCTTCGCTACCGTCTTGTATGCCACTATCTGACATACTGAGCCATTGTTTTGATAACCATATCATCATAACTCTGTCTCCATTCATAGCAGTTTCAAACATCTTTTGACGTAGTTTCTGCTTCGTGGTTTGTGTGCCTTTTATGTATAAATCAGCGAAGTTATCTCGCAAGGTTCCTACTGGAACGTTATAGAAGTCACTCAAATCCTTCCAACTACAATGTAGACATGCTAACTTGTAGAATTCATCTTCTGGTATAACTGTTTTGTTTCTACCCACAACTCTGCCTACAACGGTCTTTTCGCCCATTTTAATATTCTTAACTTGATATTTCGGCTTGTTGTTTTCAGTCTGCCCAGTCATAATTGCTAATCCTGTAATGTCCACCATGTGTTTTACCACATGCTGTAAGTTGCAATGTTATTTATCAAAGGTTAGTATAATATTGGGGTCTTTTGATTTTTTTGACTACTTTTGAGCCTTTTAAACGTTTTAGATTGTAGTTTTTGTGTTTGTAACTGCGCCAATCAACCCATTGTCCCAATATGTATGCATGATCCATTAACCATTGACGTTCACTGTTAAACATCATCTTTAAGAACTGTTCATCAGCCATGCTGATGTATTCATATTGATTATAATGTCTTTGTATTCTGTCGCATTCTGCTCTCAAATGCAGTGGATATTTGCCTCTGTGAGTGAAACGTGTGTTTACATTGCCACCTACACATAACTTTATGCAGTAGTCAATGAGTTCTTGTGTTGTCATATAACTACTTATTAACAGTAGTTTTAATTACACTAAGATAAGTTGTTTATGCGGTATTTTGCTAAAACACAAGGGTCTACATAACTGAGTGCTACCAATTGAACTAGGTCATGTTGTGCTAACAACTTTTCAAACTCTTGACGCAAGTCCCACAGTTCCCATTGTTCTCTGGTTTTGAATATAAAAGGATCTTTATTGCTGAATTTCATGCATCTCCATACGTAATATAAAAGGTAAGTCCTTTTTACTTACCCATTGTATCCATTTATTGGTGTTTTTGCACTTCAAAGCAGGTTGTCCATGTGCGTTAGTATGCTCATAGTCCACATACACTTGTTCATTGTCATACTTTGTGTTTTTAGTAATCATTTAATATCTTATTTGGTCAATTGACATTACATGATGCTTAGATGTGTCTTGCAAAGCATCATGTTCATAATTCTTTATCCAGTCTGAGAATTTGTCTTTTGCATCTTGGAATTGATTGTTGTTTATATAAAACAAAGTTGTTTCTTGTGCTTCATTTAAGTTTTCAATATAAGTCCATGCAACATACACTTTTTGACCTAATACATCATTGAACCCTTTAACGCCTTTGCTATGACATTTTACTTTAGTTCCAAACATTCCTAAACGTTTACTTACTATGAGAATACCATCTAGAAAAGGAATAGGGAAACGTTGTTCTACCATATCTTGTAAACTGGATTCATTACTCATATATTCAATCCAATCTGTGCTTTCAATGTTTTTAGGAAGATTAGCAGGATCAAAACCATTACGTTCAAATATACGTTGAACACAATGTGATTTATATGCTACGTTACTATCTTTGAGGAATACACTTTTTATTCTACCATTTCTGTGTATGTTGTATTCAGGTTCACACCATTTTAAGTTCCACATGTTATGATCGTCTATAGACGCTGGGTATATGTTCCAATAACCTTTCCAAATAGGCGCTCTAGGTAATTGCGTATGACAGTAATCAACAAAATCAAATTCTGTTTTAGTGTTAAACAAACCTTGTTTTGCAAATGAAAGTTTTGCTTGTTTTATTTCATTTATAATATCCATTATACTATCTCCATTTCATCAGGCTTCTTAAAATCGCCTCTATACATAAACCATTCTGAACCTTTATCTTCAGTCATAAGTTCCTCACAATGTATTATAACATCTGTGCCATTAAAGTCAAGCACTACACTAACACTACCATCAGGTTCATCATATGACACACAACTACATTTGCCTATAGTGAATATAGGTATAGGTGAATGTCCTGTTGTTTTGTTTCTATACTTCTGTCTAGTAACTATTTTACCTGCCATTGTGGTATCTGGGTATTGTAAGAAACTATACGTTACACGTTCCCATGCACTACAGTTTTGATGTGCTTTTGGTATGTCTCTAAACAGTTCCCATTTGAGACTTTTGTTTACGGTGCAACTTTTAAGATGCATAGGCTTTGCTCCACTATGCGGAACTATGTCTATGTTTATTTGACGTCTTTTGCGGTTGCTTTTGAATCCTTTTATACTGACACTAACATAAAATGGAAGGTGGCCGTCTTTCAAAATCCGCGCCGTCTCCCTATAATAATCACTAACCCAATTACTTGAGCTACTAGCACCTCTGGTGCTCCTCAAAGGAGTCTCCGAAGGAGTTTCAATTGCACTGGTATTACCAGAATTGAGTATTAAGTTTTTAGTTTTATTATTTTTAAGTTTTATTGTATTAATAGTATTATTCGTTTCTGGTTTTTCTGTAAATTTTTTTGTTTCCATTATATCAACTCCAACTTTTGTGCAATAAGGTATAACAGTTGTTGTCTGTCTGCACGTTCTTTGATTTGAAACTTTGCATCTGCATTTACTAAGTCTTTTGTTCTGTCTTTGTTTGCAAAGAAACCTTCTATAACAAAAGCATTCTGTTCATAGTCTTCTTGATACAGTTTGTCCCATTGTTCATAATTGAAGTTGTTTTCACTGACCCATGTGTAACACCACTTGAAGTCATTGTCTATGTCAAGCAGTTCTATTTTACTTCTGCCTGTTCCTGGAATAGCCGTGCTGTTTTCCCAAGGGTTAACTTTGGCTACTACATATTGTTTGTGTTCTTTTTTTGTTTTCATAATTTGTTCCTATATTTTATGAGCTCCATTTGTCTGCCAAAACAAGTATGTAATTTTACATACACTATTATTTATCATTATATGTGTAAAATGGTGGGAAAATAGGCAAAAAAAAATCCCTCTCGCCACAGCAGGTAAGAGGGATTCTATTAAGAGTCAATTATACTAACTAGGAGCACCCTTAGTTAACATAATCGATTATATAATTAAATGGCATTAACTATAATCTTTGGTGTGTTAAAGAAGTTGTGTTGATTTGGAGCTCAAGCCAGAACAACGTGTTTATGAAAACTATCATTGGAGTTTAATAAGTGAACTTATTAAGTGATAACTTCTTTAACACTATTATTTATCTTAATTTGTAAATATTGACTGTATTACTGAATGTAAATATGGTTCATTTGGTGGGTTTGGTGGGTTTGGTGGGTATAGTAATAAAGATAAACTATTCGCCACGTAGTTGGCTTCTTGCCCAACTCAAAGCACTTAGGCCTCCCCAACCAAGATAGGCTTGTATTGCTCTACTTTCTTCTGGTTTTAGTCCTTGTGCTTTTGCACGTTCATAATTGTCTTTTGCTCTTGCAAGATAACTAGCCATACGTTGTATAGTTTGCATACTGAGGTTTTCACCTTTTGCAAGTTGATTTGCTCTAGCAAGTCCTACTCTGGTCATTGCTTTTTTACTAGGAACTGCTTTGTCTCTGGCTTCTAAGGCTTTTTTTGCATTGTTTCTTACACTTTGTGGAGGTATTGGCATTACATCATTCCTGCTATAATTGTGCCTAATATAGTAATTAGTGTGCTTACAGTAGCACCTAGTATAAGCCATATTCTATTGTCCATTCTGTCTAAACGGTCAATAAAGAACCGCCTATTTTCTTTCACAGCGGCTTGTAGTTCATCAA